CAGATATTGGAAAAGAAATTATGGAAACACTATCAGTATTACATATGTGCAGAAAAATGCTTGATGATTTTCAAGCAAACAACCCGAATTTATTTACAGAAAAAGATAAGATTAGTTAGGAAAAAATATGAAACATTTAGTAGGAAAAGTAATTACTAAAAAAGTTCCTTTTATGGAAGACGAAGTTGAGATCCGGAAACTTTCAGTTAATGAAGTTTTTCAAGTACAAAAATTAGTTACCAAATCTTCTAAATCAAAATCAGAAGATGCGCAACTTGGACTCCTTCGTGATGTAATTAGAATGTCAGTAATAGATGCTGCTGACTTAACAGATGAAGATTATAATACATTCCCTATTGCTGAGTTAAGTCTTTTAACTGAGGCAGTTCTTGAATTTTCTGGAATTGGGCAAGATCAGGGAAACTAACAAATGAAGAAATTAATTTATATGAAATAGCTTATGAATTAAAAATTCCTGTATATATTTTGCAAGAACAAATGCCTTATACAGAGTATACTAAGTGGATTGATTTCTTCAAAAAACGTCCCGTTGGTTGGCGAGAAGACCAAAGAACTTATTTATTTTTAAAAACACAAGGTGTAAAAGCCGAAGCAGAAGATATTTTTCCAACATTAAAAATGTTAAAAATAGATTCTCAAAATTATCAAGAACCTGATAAAGCAATTCCTAAAGGAAAATTTTTAGAAAAAATGATTAAAGCTAGGTCAGGTGATGGTACAAAATTAAATATTGGATAAAGTATGCCAAACAAAATTTCTTTAGAAATCGTTAATTTTAAACAAGAATTAGATAGAATTCAAAATGAAGTTAATGATCTTGCAAATATAAATATACATGAAAGAATAGATTATGCTACTAATCAATTAGCAATTGTAACTCCAGTAGATACAGGTGAAGCTAGGCGCGGTTGGAAAAATGAAAAAATAACATTTTCTAAAAATAGCGCTTTAAGCGGCATAATTAAAAATGATGTAGATTACATAGAACAATTAAACAAAGGAAGTAGTAAACAAGCTCCTAAATATTTTATAGAGCAAGTTTTATCTACTATTGGAATACTAACCCCAAACTAATACTAAAAAGCCCCTGATGGCCTCTAAATATTTAGAGTATGCTGTTAGGGGCTTTTTTATTAAACTTGGAGGATAATATGGCAGTAAGCATTCGCGTCAATGCAGACACAAGATCTGCTAGACAAGACTTATCAAAATTAGAAAATTCTGTACGTAGTATAGAAACAACAGGAAAAAAAGTTTCAAGATCTTTAACTAGATTAGCTACTGGTATTGCAACAGCCTTTGCAGGAACAGTTACAATTAGATCTATTAATACTGCAACAGATGGTCTTATTGGCTTAGAAAATAGAATTGCTCTTGTTACTGGCAGAACAGAACAACTAGGAAAATCTTTAGATAATCTATATAAAATTGCTAGAAACAGTAGATCTTCTATAGATAATGCCGGAGAAACATTTAATAGATTTGGTATTGCATTAAGGGATGCTGGGGTTGCTGTTGCAGACATTGAAAAAGCTACAGATTCAGTCCAAAAGGCAGTTGCATTATCTGGAGGTAATGCTGCTAGTGCTAGTGCCGCTATTTTCCAACTTGGTCAAGGTTTAGCTTCTGGTACACTTAGAGGTCAAGAACTTAACTCTGTTTTAGAACAAGCACCTCGTATTGCATTAGCAATTGCAGATAATATGAATGTTGCAGTTGGAGAACTAAGAGCATTAGCTGCAGAGGGTAAAGTTACTACTGACGTAGTATTTAATGCTTTGTTAGACCAATCTGAAAAACTTAATTCTGAATTTGGATTATTAGAACAAACTTCTGCGCAATCTTTTATCGTATTTAATGATTCTTTAAAAAGAGTAACAGGAAATATAAGTAGAACTATTGGTATTACTTCTATTTTTACTAACTCTTTTAATAAATTAACAGATGCAATTATAAATAGTGGTGGTGCATTTGAATTAGGAATTTATTCTTCAATTGCTAATTTTAGAGATAGATTATTAAATTTACAAATAATTTTTGGAGGTATTGCAAACGTAGCTACAGCTTTTACAGGACGAGTTGCAAATGCTATTAGAGCATTAATTGCACCTGCTAGAGATGCTGCTGACAAAATTTATGTTTCTTTTATTAGTCCTCTTCTTGGAGTAGAAAGACAATATCGAATATTAGGTTTAAATATAAAATCTGTATTTGATAACTTTGCTCAAATAGGTTCTAGAGGCGCAGTAAGAAGATTATTTGTTGCAACTTCTGCTGAAGAAGCAAGAGAAGCTTTAGATGATTTAGCTGATGCCATTGATATGGCAGGTAGGCGATGGTACAACTTTGGTGCTCAATTAAAAAATGTATTTAATCCTTTAGCTATTGGCACCGAAAAAGTTCTAATAAACTTAGGAATAATTGATCAAAGATTATTAAGATTTAGATCTACTTCTATGGAAGATTTTAATTTTATTTTAGAACTTACCTCTGATCTTTTAAAAGAAGTTTATGAAAATATTTTAACTCTTAAAGTTATTCGAGTTGCTGCATTAGCTTTTATTAAATTTAGGCAGTTAGTTGTACAAACACTTAATGCAACAATATCTGATATTAAGAAATTATATAAAACATTAAAAAATATTACCGATAAATTTCTTGACAGCTTATTTGAAAGAACTAATGCTAAAAAACCTCAAAGTGAAATCACTAATTCTTTAAACAAATTAAAAGACAATATTGCAATAATTTACAGAAATATAAAAAAGACAACTGATAAATTCTTTAATAGTCTTTTCGATAAAGCAGAAACAAATCAAAATAAAACTGAAAAATTAATTGTTAATTCTTTAAATTCAATTAAAAATGCTTTTGCAGATGTGTATGATAAAGTAATAGGTAATTCTTGGTGGACTGACACTATGGAAGAAACCTATTATCTATCTGAAAAATATTTAGGTATTACTGAAAATAGAATTTTAGGATTTAGAGACACTATTGTTAAAGCTTATGAAAATCTTTATGATAAAGTTTCTGCAATTAGTTCTAAACTTTTTAGTGATTTTTCTATTAATAAAGACATTAAAATAAATATTGATGTTAAAAAAGAAGCTGAAACTGCTCTTCAAGATCCTTTTAACTATATTAAAACTAAAATAAAAGAAATATTTGTTGCTATTGGTAAACCTATTTCTGCGGCTTTTTCTGATTTATATAAACAATTAGGAGACGTAGCGCCATTTTTAACTGGCATTATTGCAGCTATCTTTGGTACTAAATTAGTAGGATTACTTAGCACTAGTTTAGCTGCTTCATTTAGTTCTTTAATTAGAGGTGGTGTTTTAGCAGCTATTGGTATTACTCTTGTTGACGCATTTGGAGATGCTTTACTTGATTCTGGTTTTCTTGTTGATTTTGCTAAAGGTTTAGGTAGTGCGGCTGGTACTTTTGTTGATTTAATTATTTCAAATATACCTCAAATTATTTCAGCATTTACACAAGTTGTATCAGGATTTGGTCAAGGTATTGCAGATTCATTAACTGGAATTCCAGGATTAATAGCACAATTAATAACTTCACTTCCCCTTGGAAAAATTGCTTTTGGTGCAATTTCTGCTGCTCTTGTTTCTTATTTTACTGGTTTTGGACCAACAAAATTAGTAGATGGTTTTATTAAAGATCGCCAAAAATCTTTTGATAAATCAGCTAAAGCTATGACTAAAGCTGCTAAAAAATCTGGTCAAAACTTATTATCTGCTGCTCCTCAAATTTCTTTTATAGAATCTGTTTTAATAGGCAGAGGAGGAGGAAGAAGAACTTTAGGTAAATTAGCAGGTATTATTGGCATTGCCGACATAGCACTTACTAGTCTTTTTGGTGACACTAGAATGACTGATGCTATTTTAGCAGGTGGAATTATTGCTGAATTAATGTTTGGAGGAAAAGGTGTAACCTTTATTACTGGTAAAATCGCTTCAGCGTTTTTTAGTATAAACAGTTACTTTACAAATTTTACTAAAATTGCTAAAACTCAAAGTCTTTCTACTAGCATTCTTGATTTAGGTAGAGACATTCAAGTAGGTTTTAGAAATTCAATGTACAAAGCAGGAGTTTTTGTAAGTAAATTATTTTATAATTCTAATTTACAAGCTACTTCTTTTGCAACCACTTCTAAAATTTCTGCAGCTACTTCTAGTGCAGCATATTCAGCTGCAGCTGTTAAATCTCAAACAGCTTGGAGTAAAGCTTTTAGATTTATGAACCGAAGAACTATTGCATTTGGAGTTGCTACTACAGCGGCTCTTGCAATGTTTACCGGAACAGCTGACGCAGCAGCGGCAGGAATTGAAGAAACTACTCAAAGTTTATTTAGTAAAATTGCAACTTTTGCTACAAATGTTATTTTAGGTCCAATTGGAATTATTGGTAGTATCTTTTTAGGTACTAAAAAAGGCGCTGCAGTTGGTAGTTTTATATTAGGAATATTTAACTCTTTAGCTGGTAAAATTGGAGGATTAGTTTTAAGAGTTGCTACTAAAATTCCTTTTGTTAAAAACGGATTAATTGGATTAGCCTTTTTAGGAAAAGGTAGTATTGCTGCAGGTATTGGGGTGGGCTTAAAAGTTGCAGGAGCAGCTTTATTAAGTTTTATAGCAACTACTACTGCTGTTGTTACTGGTGCTGCTGCTGTTGCAGGTCTTGTAGGTGTTGCTTTATTTGGTGAAGGTGATACTATTGGAGAAAAATTTAAAAATGCTACTAATTCAGTATTAAAGTTTTTTGGGTATGCCTCTATAGAAGCAAGTAAGCTTAAAAAGTCTTTAGATAAAACTCTTGGTGGTTTTGATAAAATTGGCGACATTGATGTTAATTTTAAAGGAACTATTGGTGGATTTAATTTTGAAAATGTTAGCGAAAAGAATGCTAAAAGACTTGAAAAAGTTGCTTTAAAAACTAATCGTATTCTTACTAGTGCTCAAGCAACTTTTGAAAGAGAAGGTAAAGTAGGAGCAGCAGAAACTCGTAGAGTTAAACGTGCTGTTGATCTTGCTCGAAAAGAAATTGTTGACGCAAATACTGATCCTCAAGCAGGAGAAGCAGGTTCTCTTGGAGAATCTTCTAGTGCAGGAGATAGGTTGCTTGTTCAAGGTATTTTAAATTTTAATAAACTTTTAACAAATCAAAACGTTTCGCTTGATAATCCTCTTGCTGTTTTTAAATCTGCACAAAAAGAACTCGCCCTTTCTTTAAACATAGATAAAGAATTGGTTACTAACGAAGTTGTAGATTTATTTGAAATATTAGCTAACGCTGCTACTGTTACTCCTTCTGCAACTTTTCTTGCATTAAATGACCTTATTGAAAATGATGCAATTAAAAAGG